AACGGAAAGAGCACTGAAGCACCTGGGATTTCAAGGTCGCAGGGCTGGCATTGTCGCAATGCTCTTACCTGTTGAACCATCGAGAGCACCGATACCAGTTTTATACTGTGTAAAAGTTTAAGTAGCTGGCTCGGCTTACGCTCTCAATGATTACCATAAAGGTAATTTGTTTTGATTATAACGTCAACAAATTAGTCAAAATAATTCTCATGTGGTTTAATTGGTAATTATTTGGGAGGGTTACGCGCATGTGCATGAGTACGCCGAAGGTTTCAACGCCACCGCAGCCACAGGCAGCGCCGCAAGCGCAGGATGCTGCAGTGATTGATGCTGCCGATAAGGATAAGGCTCGACGCCGTGCAGCCGCTGGCCAACAGTCGACAATCCTTACCGGTGCGCAGGGCGCAACTGGCCAGGCCAGCACCACCGGCAAAACTCTGTTGGGTGGCTGATCATGGCTGAGCAGGAATCCCGCAAGCAGTTTCTGGAAAAGCAGCTATCTCAGCTCGTGACCGCGCGGACGTCGTATGACTCGCATTGGAAAGAGCTGAGCGATTTCATCCTGCCAAACTGCGGGCGATTCCTGACAACTGATGCCGGCCGCAACAAGCGCAACACCAAGGTTGTTGACCCTACCGGCGGGCTTGCTTCTCGCACTCTTGAATCTGGCATGTTGTCCGGCATCACCAGCCCGACGCGCCCGTGGTTTTCTCTGAGCACTCCCGACAAGCAATTGATGGATAGCTGGCCGGTCAAGATGTGGCTCTCTCAGGTCGTTGAATTGATGAACGACGTGATGAACAAATCGAACTGGTATCAGTCATTGACCGTTCTCTATCGCTACCTTGGCACGTTTGCCACCGGTGCGATTTCCATCCTGGAAGATGAAGAGGATGTGATCCGCACGCATGTGCTGCCGATTGGGAGCTACTACATCTCGAACAGCGATCGCCTACAGGTCGACACTGTATTCCGCAAATTCTCCATGACCTGCCGCCAGCTGGTGACAAAGTTTGGAAAGGAGAACGTGAGCGATGCCGTGGCATCCGCATGGGATACCGGCTCGTTTGAAACGTGGTTCGAAGTCGTGCATGCCGTATTGCCGAACACCAACCGTGACACCGGAAAGCTGAACGCGAAGAACAAGCGTTTCAGTTCGATTTATTACGAACCAGGCGGCTCCGGCGACAAACTGCTGAGCGAGTCTGGTTTCGATGAAATGCCTATCCTGGTGCCGCGCTGGGACATCAACGGCGAGGATGACCGCGCCGGCGTACCTGCAGATAAAGCGGTCGATATGGCCTACACCCAGGTTTATCAGCAGGACGATCGCCTGAAGCAGATGATTAGCCAACAGGTCAGGGATAAAGACTACATCAAGGATAGAGCCACCGCAGCGCAGGATAATATCAATAGTCTTTCGCCGTCGTGGACCAGTTTCGGGGCGCCAAGCATCAGCGCCGCAGGGCAGGCTAATCAGTTGTACCAGCGCGACTACCAGACCATTTACGATGCGAACTTTGCACAGACCGGCGGAGATGCTGATCAGGCCAAGGCAATGACTAACGCCATGATTAAAAAGGTGTGGGCGGTATGTAACTGTAGACTCGTTGTCTTCAGGTAAGTCAGTTGGGAAAAAATACATAGTCCTACCAGCCAGGGCAGAGCTAAAGCAAAATGACCAGCTTTATTTTGCTCAGGTGGAAAAATATTTGGATAGGGTTCTAAAAGAAAAGGGGTATCAAAAAGTTAGTGATAAAAATATTGCTGACCAAGCTATATTCCTTAACTATTGGCATGATGGTGGGGTAAGCAATACGCGCGAAGAGGTTGTGCCAATTTGGGGGCAGACCGGAGTAAGTTCTGCAACTACATATGGTACTGTCACGCCAAGTTATGGCGGGGGTGGGAATTTAAGCGCTACCACTACCTATACGCCTACATATGGTGTTACTGGCGCGGTAACTCAGCAGGTTACTGATACCTTCTATTCTACAGGTTTCAAAGTTGAATCATATGATGCAGCTGGCCTTCGATCAGGAAAAGAAGAGTCATTATGGAGAACTACGGCAGTAAGCACCGCCATGGATTTGAACGACAGAAGAGATTTGAAAATGCTGTTCTTTATTTCCAGACCATTCTTTGCAGAGAACCTGACTGAGAAAGCAAGTGGTTATGCTAAGGGTGATGGTAATCAAATGAATGCTTATTTCCAATAATCACCGACATACCACCCACCAAGCCCCTCGATCACTACCCAACAAAAAGCCCGCTGCATGCGGGCCATTTTTTAGCGTCCTTTGCGCTTATCCCAGCAAGTTTTACACCATGCCATTAGCCCGTCAGCATTTGAATTATTGGTATAGAAACTGGTTCTCTTGCGGCGAACCTTGCAAATGGGGCACCACTTCATGTGTTTGGTGTTTTTTTCCCCTTTTAGGCAGGATGTGCACCAGATGGTTACACCATCTGAGTGTTTACTAGATTTGCTAAATTTGCTGTACGGTAAGCTGATTCTGCATCTTGTACATTGCTTTTTCCATTCTTTGGCTTTCGAATGGCTAAGGTTTTCGTCAGCATCTATGCTGGTGATAGCTTTTGGCTGTTCTATTCTGATCGGTTGTGCTTGAATGGCTGGCTTTACTTCTTGGATGTGTTTTTGCTGAGACTCTATGCCTGCTTTTTGTTGATAATAATTATTAATTGCTTGCAGGTCATACTCCGTCTTTGAGGACACACTTGCAGCTCCCGGCTTATGGTACTGGGTTGAGGTGCTGTCCATCACCTGAGTACGCTGCACCCGGATCTCACCATCGTCAGTTTTTATGGTTCTGTTATGGGTTACAACTGTTCTATCGGAGACCTTGGTGCGGTTCTGGCTGATGAGAAAAATTATCACCACCACTACCCCGACCACTATCCAGAAAATTTCCATAGGGGTTACTCTTAATAATAAAAATCACCATTAAGGTAACCTTAACAAACCAGACGTTCAAGGATTGGGCTGCGGCGCTTTAACAAAAGATTACCTGAGCAGCAGCCGGGCTAGGCCCGGCGAGGTATTGACGGTGGTAATTATTGTTCCAACTGGTGAGTAATAAATTGCGAATGTGTTTTGATTTGTTCCTTCATTTTTTCATTTTGTGTGACATAGTTCACTAAAGCATTCAGTTCCAGCATAGCACCGCCTATCTCTGAGCCGTCCTCATCGAGTTCCTTCAGCAGTGTTTCCAGTAGTGAAGCCTTAGCTAATCCCGCGATCCCTTCGCGCGTGTTAACGCTTTTCTCCAGCATCCTGCTGGCCGGGTATCGTCGCGCCGGCGAAGTGCGCGTGGTTGCAGAATACCGTTCTGCGGATCGAGCAAAGCCAAGATAGAAAACGCCGCGTCTCAGGAAATGAGGCGTAAGCAAAGCGCAAGCTGCTCCGTGCGGGCTGTCTTCTCCGTTCGTCCCGCCATCAACCAAGCCCTCCTTTCGGATCGGAGGTCGTCTACGGCTTAGGGCGCCAAACATCGGGCATAAAAAAACCCGCCGTTAAGCGGGTTTGGTTCTCATGTGTAGTTCACTGACGCCAGCCTACGCTGGACATGGGATTACTCCCACTCAATTATTTACAACAACAGTAACTTATTGATTTTATTGATTGATATGATTGCAATGAAATCCTCATACCGACTTTAATACCGTCACCAGAACAACCAGCTCAGTTTTTGCACGCCTCATTGGCAGCTATCAGCTCTCTTTCGTAGCCGATCCTCTGGTGACGCTCAGCACGCAGTGCTCGCATCTGGACGTCGATAGTAGCACCGATAGGCAACTGGTCAACTGCGAACGCCGGGCGCGCAACGTCTGCAGTTTTGCATGGCACCGAGATCGGGACTTTCACTTCAACATATGCCGGCGTCGGCGGAGTGCTTGAGCAGCTGGCCAGTGCCAGAACAGAAACCACGATCAGCTTTTTCATTTGGCACGCTCCCGACGCAACTCTGCGTCAAACGCAGCAGACGCCGCCGCGCACACATCGCCTGTGGTTCGCTCTGCCATAACCTCGTTTGCCCTCTCATAGTCGCCCTGCGCCTCACTGCGGGCTTTTTCCTGCGCTGCCTTTGCCTTGGCTTCTCGTTCAGCATCAGCGCGCCGCAGCGCCTCAATGCCGGCGTTCTGGCTGGCGATCGTAGATGCCTGTTGCTTGTTGCTGTCTTTGCACTGCGTCAGCGCCTGGTTGAGACGGTCAATAGTAGGCTGGTAGTGTCGCCCTGCCAGCCAGGCGCCAGTGCCGACAACGGCAGCCAACGCCAGCAGGATCACCACCGCAGATGTTATTTTGCCAGGCATAGCGCGCGCTCCTTGTCACGGCGGATCACCAGACCGTTGAGCTTTACGCCGCCGGCATACACCCAACGCGTGAACTGCTCGCAGGCGGCCACAGTTTCCCCCTGGCGGAACAGCCGGAACATCGTCGATTTCTGCATCGTTGTGCAACCGGCATTAAACGTGATGCTCACCGCCGCGTCGAAGGCACCCTGTGGCAATTTGTCGCCTGCGGCATAGCTTGTAACGCACCGCTCAGCCGCCAGGATGTTCTTTTGCCAGTCTGCGGCGATCTGCTGATCTGTCTTGCGCACGCCTTGTTTAACGCCATGCGTGTTGCCGATGCCATCCGTCCACACATCAGCGGGGCATTTGTACGGGTCGCGGCGGCAACCCTCAGCATTACCAATCAGCTCCAGTCCGCCGCGGCTGGTTTTTACCTCCCCGTTCGATAGCACCAGACCGATGATTACCGCGACAGAGCAGATTGCGCCGGCGGCACCTGTTTTATTCAGCTTGCTCATCGGCAATCCTCCCCATTCTTTCGCGGCGGCGATCCTCGCGAATCTTGAAATAAAGGTTCATCAGCCAGGTGAGGAAGGCGAAAAACAGACCGCCAAGAACGCCTATGGCCGCCCACTGCTCAGGTGAATAGCCATCCAGCAGCCGAGTAAACCAGAATGCGGCGCCACCACCGGAGGCGCCATAAGAAAGACCTGTCGTTAACTTTTCCATTTTCATGCTCCACCTCCGCCGCTGTCGGCGGCGTTGATTAAGCCGCTACGATCGAGTCATCGCGATATACGCGCCACACTGATCCATCCCAATACACCGGTGTCCCGGTTCCCGCCCCGGCGCCTTCCCCAGCCTTTCGGCCGTTCGTTGCGTATGCATAGCGCGCGGTATCAGTACCAGCTCCCAAACCCGAAACAGTGGTTGTTTTGTTCGGCACCAAAAACTCACCATCGTTATCGTCGGATAACGGGTCTTTATTCACCGTACCCGCCGGCCGCGGCATTAAAATGAATTGCCGTATTGAGGCGCGTCGACTCATCGGCATCGAGCTATAGCGTAGCTAATTAATCCTCTGCGAAAATTAAAGGACTCCGCAAGCCTTTTTATGGGATTTTTCTGAAAGACTTGGTCTGACGAATAAATAAATCAGAAGGATATGGTGAATTAGTCTATTTCTTATTTTATAAATCTTTCCTTCTGTTTTTATTGGGGAAATCAGCGGTTTCATTGTATTTAATAACCCTTCTCAAAGGCTAACTCTAAGTTTTCTCAGCATTCGCTGCTTGGAGTTGAAATTATAATTGTATGATTTTTCTTGTCTTTTAATTATCGTCGTAACATAAAGTGCGAACTGTGTAATGATCTGGCATTTGATATTTTCTAAGCTATCTACATAGGCTACTCTAAATGTAAGGGTATTAAAATGCGCCGCCGAGAGGGAGGCAAGTGATTTATCAACGGATGCCAGGACATGCTTTCTTTTGACTGCTTAGTTGCACAACTTCAGGATGGATATTGGTCAATATGAAAGAGACAGGAAAAGCCTTCACTAGGGAAAAGCTTTATAAGAATTATACCAATAACGGCACTCGGAGGGCGTCTACCCAAAAAGAAGTATCTCTCTGTCAATCAACTATGAAAGGTTCATCGTTTTTCACATTCTAATCCTAATTGCATGATTGCGGCAGCGCTTTGTTTTTCATTTTAATGGATAAAAGCCCAATGAGCAGGTTGTCTTAGGGTGGGTTTTGTTAGGACATGGATGTCATTATGAGTTACCAGCATAGTATCGTGGTAGAGCTAATTAATTTGATCGAGATGAACATACAGCATGATCTCTCGATAGAAAAGTTATCGGATTTGTCTGGTTATTCGAAATGGCACTTGCAAAGAATGTTTCAGCGTTATACGGGAATGAAAATAGCGACGTATATCAGAAATAGGCGTCTGAGCAAGTCTGCCGTCATGCTCAAACAGTCTGATTTAAAAGTATTGGAAGTGGCTACTGCTATCGGCTTTAGCTCGCAGCAGGCTTTTAGCCGCGCCTTTCAACGCTTTTTCGGTGAAAGCCCAAAGGACTTTAGAACGAGCCAGGAATGGGACTTTTCCAAACATCTCCCTCCTTTTTTAATACAAAATCCGTCAGCATATCATTTTGTCGAAATACCCAAGAACATATACCTGCTTAAGGGATATAAGTTTTTTCTCTATCATTCGATGAATGCTTCCAGCTCTGGAGGAGAGGAACGACAGAAATATGGCAGCCGCACAGGGAAAAATACCGATACGTCAATGCGCACGGTAAAGTTGGCTTCATCCGGTTGGGAAGTGACGCTCAGCAAAGGGTACTACGAGACACGCAATCTGACGCTGATAAGAGGGCAGTATTTGTTGTTCGAGTTTAACGGCAGGTTGAACGAATACCTGGTTTTTTTTGACAGCATCTATGACGCCTATCTTCCTTTGCTTGGCGTGCGAATAAGAAACGGATTTTTAATTGAATTGCATAAAGAAAAGAATTTTCAATACACAGAACTTAACGTCAAGGTGTTGGTTTATATTGGCAAGTCTTGACGCTATTCGGGCAGTAAAACAGAGGGGTTATCCCAAGGAAAAGGAGGTGCTTATCAGGGTGATTAATTAGCGCTCGGGCTGTTGCCATTTTTATCTCTATACCCGATTAACCTGAAGATGCATTTTTCAGGGTCTGGAAGTTGTCGTTAATCCGGCATGTCAATCTGCCAGCGATAACCGGTAATTTTTCTCTGAAGAAGCGATGTATTTCCTCCCTG